TACTTGGCCACCAGCACCGGCGGGATGACCGCCAGCAGGCCGCTGTCGCCCTCGTAGCACGTGCTGCGCAGGTCGGAGCTGGTGGGCGCCGACACCAGCCAGCGGGTGTTCGGCTGCTCCCAGGCCCACCAGCCCAGGGTCTCGGCGGCTGCCCGGGTCTTGCCGGCGCCGCGCCCGGCGCACATCAGCCAGATGCTCCACCAGTCGCCCGGCGGCTCGATCTGGTGCTTGTGCGCCTTCATCAACCAGCGCGCGCGCCAGTCAAACGCTGCCCGCTGCGCCGCGGGTAGCTGCGAGTACTGCTTGAGGACCGCCGGGTCTTCGAGCAGCTCCAGCATTACGCGGCGCCCTTAATTTTTTCCAGCGAGCGCAAGCCGCCCAGGCCGAGCATGCCGAGCATGAGCTCCCAAAGGTTGTTGTCGATGCCGGGGAGCGCCGGCCATGCGTGCCCGGTCACGATGCCGGCCCACTGCAGCAGGGGCCGCGCGATGTACTGGCAGGCCAGCGCCGCCGCGCAGACCCAGCCGATCGCCGGGCGCCAGCCGCTGGTGAACGCGCTCGGGCTGGCCGCCTCGGCGCGGTTGGTGTCGAGCTGGCCTTGGACGATCGCCACCGCCGCGGCGAGCTGCGCCGCCTCGGCTGCGCTCTTGTCGGGCCAGATCTTGTTGATCGCCGTCGTGGCGAGCTCGATGCCGGCGGTGAGCGGGTCTATTGCCACTTGTCGGACTCCATCTGCTTGGACAGACGCTTCGCACGCTCCGGCGTCTGTTGCGCCCAAAGGCTATCAAGCATCTCCACCGCCGCCTCGCCGTACTGGCCGTCTTCAATAGACCCCAACGTGCGTTTGAACTGGAGCAGGCCGCTGACGCCCATTTGGAACGCCATGTTAATCAAGACAGCTAGGCGAGGCTCTGAGAGCCTTGCCGCCCACGGCAGGGCTTCTAAAACCTGAGCAGTTTTCTCAGCAATATCATTGGCAAGGAGAAAATCAATTTCAGCAGGACTAAGACCCCCACCACGCCGAGCATCAATGAGACGCCCAACCCCGATAGTAAGGAACCCAAAACTGTCGTGATACGCATGGCCTACCGCCCCCTCGTCGCGCCGGAGTTGTTCGGTGAGCGTCATTTGTCGGCCTTGCCGTCAAGCCGGTCAAAGATCTTGCCCAGCATCTCTTTGATGTCGCGCATGTCAGCCCGATAGTCGTCCCGGGCCACGTAGGTCCGCGGCAGGTCCTCGCGCAGCTTGGCTAGGTCGGCCTTGAGCTCTTTCACCGCCGACCAGAGCTCGCGGGCAAACCATCCGGTGACCGCGGAGGTGACCCCCAGGCCGATGTCGATCAGGTGTTGGGGGTCCATGCGTTATTCCTCGGATTGGCGCTTGAGCGCCATGTTTTTGAGCAGCTCGCCGAATATGTCGAAGCTCACCGTGTGCTCGACCTTCGAGTCGTCCACCGTGACGTTCTGGCGCGAGCCGTACTTCTTGGGATCCCAGCAGGCCAGCAGGCGCAGGCGGACGTCAGTCTGATTCTTGCGCCACGAGATACTGCCCGGGTCGTAGCGTTTATTGCCCAGATCGTCGTGCACCGCCAATGGCTCGGTGTCGATCAGGTTCATGCAATCCTGCGCGATGATCTCGTATCCGGCATCCCGCGCGCGCGCGTACGCTACGGCGAAATCTGGGTCTTCGCGCTGCCATTCGCCGATTGTCACGGGGTTTGGGTGACCCGGCAATGCGCACCATTGCGCCAGCGGTTTGCTAGACGCAATCCACGCCGCAACATCGAGCTTGAGCTCGGCCTTGTTGGGGAAATTGCTTATGCCCTTTGGGCGTCCTCGTGTAGCCATGCGCGCGAGTCTACCCCAGCAGGCTGCGTGGCTGCAAATTCTTCAGTCCAGTCTTCCAGCGATTTGACGAGCGCGAGCTCGGCCTTGAGGTCCATGATCTGCAGCAACACGAGCGTGAGCTGAGTCGTGCGGGCCTCCAGACGGGCGCGCAGCGCCTCGACCTGGGCCTCAAGTCTGGCGATGCGTTTAGCGTCAGTCATGGTTACCCAATATCCCGATCGCCATCGCCGTCGTCTTCGAAATCCACCGAGAGGGTGGACTCGTACCGTTCGTCAACTTTGGTTGACGATGGCTTGCTTGCTGGCGTTGCCAACCGCTCTTGACGAGCGCGCCACTCTTCTTGAGCGCGTTTGTCCCTCTCCTCCTCAATCTGCCACCGGGTCATCATGCTGTCTCTCCATCGGCGGCCAGCGAGACGCTGACCCATTCGAAAGAACTGCCCTCGGGCAGTACGGTAGTGCCCTCGGGCAGGCGCGGCCCCTGCAACTGGGCAACGTACATCCAGTCGCCCACGTTCAACCGCACCGAAATGCGGTTCATCGATACGCCCAACAGGGCGGCGGTGTCGGCGTGACCGACGGCGCTGGTGTAGCGCCCAGCAGCCAAGGTACGCTCGGGACGTTGGCAGGGTGCGAACCGCACCCTGTGGAGATCAGCTTGGGCTACCATGCCCAGGCTGAATGCGTTTGCGATGTAAATCATTGCGTTGCCCCCTCGATCATGTGCCGGGGGCCGTAATTGTCGTACGTCACGAACGTGATGTCCGACCAGACTTGGCCGCCGCCGATGCGCTTCTGCGCCGCCCTGAAGTTCTTGTAGCTGACCCAGGCGTAGCCCTTCTCTTCGACCTGGATCTTCAAGCGGGTCGTGCGCCCGCTGTAGGCGGCGCGCAGGGTGGCGTAGGTGACGGTGCTCATTCTGCCGCCCCCTCGACTGCGTCCCAGTACGCCTGCTCGCCGGGTGTCATGCCGGCCTCGAAGTACTCCTCGTCGGCCAGCTCGGCCTCGTAGCGGGCCTGGGCAGCGGCCACGCGGGCCTTGATGTCCCGGCTGACCAGGGCGTTGAACTCGGCTTGTGTCATGTCGTCTCTCCTCGTTGCTGAAGTTGATATTGTAACCCGGAGTTTGAGGCTCCGGGTGTCCGCGTCAGAAGTGCGGGTTCTGCTCGTAGTGGTGGCCGTTCACCAGCGCCCAGCCGTGCTGGAGCCAGCGGCCCGTGTTCTTGCTGCGGTTGAACACCTTGCCCTCGCTGGTCTCGACGCGCTTGAGCGACTTGCTGACCTTGACGACCGTGCCGCAGGGGTAGCAGTCGCCGTTTGACCCGTAGCTAACCTCGTCGCCGATCGCCGGGGCGCGGATGACGTCGTAGCGCGGGCTGCACTGGTCGCCGGCATCGGTGGCGACGTATGCCTCGCCGCTGAACACCGACGCGGCATCGGCCACGACCTGCGCGAACATCAGCGTGTCGAAGTCATTCCTGTTAGCCCAGCCGCCATCACCGATGGAGAACCAGCGCGTGCCCACGCCACGGTTTTCTGGGGGCAGGTTGCCCTGGATGGCGGTGACTTCGAGGCGGCTGTTGAGGTGAAAGTAGTTCATGTCGGATCCTTGGGGTGGGTTGCTGAAGTAGATATTGTAACCTGGAGTTTGAGGCTCCAGGTAAATTTTTTACGCTGCCTGCGTGACCTTGGGGCGCATGATCATGGTCTGCGCCACGCCGTTGTAGACCGCGTGGTCTTTGATGGTGGCCTTGACCTCGCCGGTCTCGTTCAGGCCCAGGAAGTCGGCGTTGCCCTTGTAGATGACCACGTTGCCGGCTGCGTCGCGGCAGATGCTCATCCAGCTCACGCCGAACTGGGACTCCAGACGGACCTCGCGCTCGCAGGTCAGGGTCAGGGTGACCTTGTCACCGACCGCGCCGACGTGCGCGCTGGGGGCCTTGGCACGCTTGGCGACCTCGGCGTCGACCAGGGCGATCTGGCGCTCTGTAGGGGCCTTAGCGCGGGACAGGAAGGACTCACGGAAACCGACCCAGAAGTCGCCGTCCAGGCCCTGCAGCTTGGCGACGAACTCGGCGTTATCGGCCACAAAAGCCGCGCGCTGGGCGATCAGCTCGGCCTCGCGGGCAGCGTAGATGGCGTTGGTCTTGGCGGTCGACGCCTCGGCGCGCTTGACCGCCGCAGCGTCGAGCTTGGCGTTCTGTTCGGCGGTGTACAGCTTGTCCACCTTGACCTTGCCGACGCCAGAGCCGCCGCACAAGAAGCAGAAGTAGCCGGTGTGGTTCCACTCGCGACGGCCACCAGCGCCACCGCAGCGGGTGCACTTCGACGTGTAGCTGTAGCCGCCAGTGCAGTTGGCGGTGCGGGGGGTTCCTGCGCGGGTGAAAAGCTGGGCCATGTCGATCTTCCTGTTGGACGCCAATTAGGCAAAATGCCGAGCGGTGGCGTCAGTAATTTCGGCAAAAATTTTCACATCGGCGGCATGGTCGTCCAAATATTCTTGCGCGTTGTCGTAGCCCCACAAGATCGCGCAATGCGCAATTGCAGCCTCTGGGCTGGAGGCCGCAATCACGGCAATGTTGTGCCGGTCGTTGCGTTTTGTGCTGCTGGCAAAAATTTGGTAGTTCATGTCGATCTCCGTTGCTGATGTAGAGATTCTAACTACAAGTTTGAGCCCCGTGGGGCTTTTTTTTCAACTATTTTTACGCCCC